ATTTTCATACGTTCTGTATTGCCCGTATAAAATCTCATATCTGAATTGGTGGCAGTTTGGATGAACATATCTGTGTCCATATACAGCCAAGTTTTAGCCGTTGAGCCGCCATCTTGGCTTACAAAGACCAGCCCACCACTTCTGTCAGCATGACTACTAGAGTTGCCTTGAAGCACAACGGTAGGTATGCCAGCCCCAGCAGAGTGTGTTGATGGGCTGTTGGTTGATATTCCTATATCGCCAGTATCGCCTTGTATAAAAAAGGCGTTAGCATCACTATCAGACTCAACACGGAAGTCTAGATCTATGCTACCGTTGTTAAAAACTGTCTCTGATACTAAAAAATCCGCTCTACTAACAAGAGAGCCAGCACTCATAGCTTTTATTTGTAATGCACAACTTTCAGTTCCATCAGAAGCATCCCCGATTTGAGTTGAAACAGAGGCAAATGTAGTTGCGTTCCCGCCGTCATCATCAGCAATAAATTTAATAGAACCAAGAAGGTCAGAGTCAGCAGGGCTACCAGAGTCTCTTACCAAGTCTAAAACAGGCCCAACATTTGCGTCTGCATCCGTAGATGACAGTGTAAGCTGCGTAGTGTTATCAGCAGTTGTAATAGTCTGACCGCCAGTTAACAGGTCAGCTAAGTCTCTTGCTCTGGTCATTATCCTACCTCGGCTTGCACCTCTTCAGTCTGCACAGACTTAATAAGTTCGTTTGTAAATACGTTCTGTGCAGCTTGTACTTGGTCTAATTCAAAGCGAATGTTCGCAGCCTTTTGTTGACAAGATCGTATCTGACTAATCAGGTACGTCTGCTTCTCATCCATGTCCTCTGTTTTGTATTCTTTGCCGTCAATAGTAATTACGTTACCGCTCATCTTACCACCCCGATGGAGTCCCTGTTAAAATTGTAGGCGTTTTTTGTTCTGCGATAATTGCATCAAGTGCAGCCTTTAGCTCTTCTTCTGTCTTACCTATATCAGCCAAAACTCTTGTTTTACACCAATCTTTAGTGATTGAGTTGTATGCTACAAAAGATGCACCCTCTTCCATAGGAGTGGCGACTGAGCCGTACATGGTTGCTGTTAAGTAATTACCGTCAGCGTCTTTATCACTGTCACTAACACACTTAACTCTCCAGTGTATTGTTTGAACAACGTCAACCTTGTCTCCCTCTTTGGCAACACGATCAAGTTGCGGATATTCAAATGTCATTGTCGTTGCCATAGTTTACTCCTTCAGTTGGATTCTAATGCAGCCACGCGACTACGCAAACTCTGTATTTCTTTAATTAGCATTGGAACGAGTTTGCTGTTGTCTATGCCCATCATCTCTTCACTGTCAGGACTTCCCACCACAGCGAGTGGCTCTATAGACTGTAACTCCTGTGCTACTAAGCCGTAGTCTTGATGATTGCCAGTCTCATTCCAATCGAACTGTCTGACCTGAATAGCGTCTATTCTATCTGACGCTGATGCAGCATCTTGAATGTTAGACTTTAGGCGAGCATCAGATGAGGTGTTGTAGGTTGTGCTTGATGTTGTGACTGAAATGGCTCCTACTTGTGTCCCTCCGCGTCTGATTGATATACACGTGCCATCACCACCATTACGGTTCGCATTTACCGCTAAGTCATTATCTCGGCTAAAATAACCGTCACCAACACTGCGGAAACTGATTCCTGCTTGTGTATTATTTTGACCCGGAATGTTTGTAGAGGACTGTCCTATATTTACGTGGCCTGAGGCGTTTACCCGCATCCTCTCACTGCTACCAGTAAAAAACTTCATTTGGTCAGAGCCAGCCATTTGGATTGATGTGTCTGTGTCGGCTCTTCCAGTAAATGCTTCAGCGAAAACAGTGCCAGTAAAATAAGCGTTTTGGAAATGATTGCTGGAATTACCAAGGTCAATCACGCCATTTGATGTGGCATCTGCTGCTGTACGGGGGATAACCGCTGTTCCTGCATCAAAGAAACGTAGGAATACGTCTCCTGTCCCAAGCCTCAAGTCGCCGTTGCCGCCACTGATTGCCCCAACCACTGAAGAATCATGGTAAAACTCAATCAGATTTCCTGCTGTTCCACTTCTGCGTAATGATATAGGAACGGCATCTGTTCTTGTGAAATTCACTTCACCAGTGGATTTAAGCGCAGTTCCATCAGTGGCAAAAGTATCTGAAGTCTTGCCGACAAGAAGGTCGCCATCACTCGCAACGCGCAAGGCTTCAGAAACTGAAGAATTTGCTACGACAAAAGAAGCTGTAGAACTTGCACCCAAATATGACCTAACAGTTCCAGCATCTTCTAGTTGGATTTTGTATGCATTGCTATTGTCACTGTTAATAGAGAAAGGCACCCCTGAGCCTTCGCAATCCAGCACTGTTGACGGTGCCGCAGTGCCGATGCCGACATTGCCTTCATGCCGTATACGCATAACCTCGCTAATTGTTGGTGTACCGCTGCCTGTTGAGGCTCCTGCTAAAAACGCTATACCAGAACTGTCGCCATTGTCTTCATACACGCCTTTTATTCGCGCCTGCGTACCAGCAGAGCCTGTCGAACTATCTGAACTTACGAAGTCAATTTGCCCAAGAAGTTCTGTGTCCGAGCCAGTTGTGTCCGTGCTTGTTAGTTTAAGAGTTGCGCCAGCAGAACCTTGGATATCTATGCCAGTTGAGGTGGTTTCAAGTGTCTTTACATTATCATAATATAATTCAACCGCATCGTCAGGTTTAGCAACCAGCATTTGCTCAGATTGTTGTTTCATGAGCTGGATGTTGTTGCCATTGGTCGTAATTAAAAAATTGCCCGTTCCAACATCTTCAATAAATGAAGTTGAGCCATTGTGATAAATTTTTAAATCGGCAGAGTCTCCGAATTGAAGTTCAGCGTTATCAGGTAATCTCAAATCATCTGCGCCAGTTGGCACAAAGGCTACCGTAGAGTCTGCATCGTTTTTAATTGTGACATCGCTGGTGCTGCCCTGTCCTGTGAGGATAAGTCCCTCTGCGCTGGTAAAGCCAATCGCAGCAGCATCACCAGATGCAGTATCGCCCGCAGGATTTACGGTGCCTGTAACCTCAGCATCACCATTTACAGTGAGATCATCCGCTGTGGTAAATTTAGAAATACCATTACCAAGATAAGGCATTAGGTGATCTCCATAATACTTAGTGCTGCGTCTATCTTTGCGGCTACGCTACAATCAATTTTGAGGACATCTGTTGTCTGCATGACAACTTTGTTTCCTGACAATAGTTCAACTGTTGAACCAACAGGAATCGGTATGTCTTTTACAAGCAAAACATCCGCATTTGTTTCCGTATCACTTGTATCTGATTCTAGTTTAACACTAGCAGTTACCTGTGACGTATGCACATTACAAAGCATCAGTCCTAAAATAACTGTAGTTGTGCTGGAGGGTACGGTGTAAAGCGTTAATGGCGTTCCCGCGCTAGACGGCATCGCATCATTTGTTTTTACCTTGAATGTGTTCGCCATGATATCATCCTAACGCTATAGCCAATGCAGTGGCGTCATCAGGACTAGCAAAGAAAGATGCGCCTTGTGTTTGAAGATTGTCAGTATGTATTGTCTTTTCTGCTGGCAACGTGCAGAAAATTGTTTTAGTCCCAGAACTCCAACTCACAGCATTGTCACTGTTACTGGACTGCAAAATAGTTGTACGAGCCAATGTAGTTCCAGATGACGTATACGTTCCGACCCCAACCTCAAAGTCAGTGCCATCTGTACAAGCATAAAATGTCGTATTGCTATTGCCTACAGAACCAAAAGTCTCAAAACCAGTGACAGCACCTGCAAGGGTATATGTACCCGTGCCAGTTGTCGTAGTGGTTTCCTTTACTCTGTCAGCAATAACTAAAGCCATTTTACTTCAACTCTATAGAAAGGTTGCCTGTGTTGATGCGGAATATATCACCAGATGCTATGGTTTTACTTGCATCCAAAGCGCCTACAAACAAGATGTTTCCGCTGCTTGATGCGTCTGCAACAAAAACGTGTGTGATAACATCATCTCCGCCACCGCCAGAAGCAGGAAACTCGATATTAGCAGCGTTTGTAGCTGTCTGTGTATCCGTTCCAACAGCGGGAACTGTCCAGCCAGATGCCTGTACCTGCTGTCTTGCGTAGCTGGTGAAGTCTGCCTCAGTAACAGAGCCTGTTTCGATACTGCTAACTGCCGTAGCTAGGCCCACATAAATACTGTTGCCGGGAGTTGCAAAACTCTCCGTATTGTTTTTAAACAGAAACTGCAATATCGCATGTTCTGTATAGTTGGTTGCTGCATTTGAAGTTGCCATGATCTACTCCTTATGTTCGTGGCATTCTAGGCAATCCCTGCCTGTAAGCGTCATCATTTTCACGAGCCTCCGCAAGGTCTTTCAGTCTGCCCAAACTCTCAGCGTATCTTCCCTCGTACAACTGAATCATATCCATCTCACCCTTCATGTATGTATAGGCCTCTATCAAAGAGGCATACAAAAGAGCGTTTGGTGCGTTATCACTCAACCAACTATAGCTTGAGTCAGAACCTGATGTAAGGCTGGCCGGTCTATAGAAGTAATGCAGCTCAACTGCATAGTTTGAATTAGGGGTAGGGCCAAGTATAAAGTTACCGGTAACATTTCCACTTGAGTCTGCTTTAGCGTCAAATATCCCATAATATTTAGGCAGGGCAGTGGCTGTTCTATCAGGATATGCCTCTCTTATAAAGTTTACATCTTTCTCAAGAAGAAAACCCTCAGACCCAGAGGTGCTAATAAAGAACGAAAAAGGAGCCAAGAAGTCGCTTGGCATCGATATGTACTCATCTCCAGATGTTGCTGTGGATGTTGCGTTTTTTCTAAAGTTATCCAAATCAACAGACTTGAGTATACGCTCCTCAGCAGACCTAATGAACACAGGTAGATTAGTCACGAATGACGTTTCTGTGTTTTCAGTAAAATCCTGAAGGGCTGTCTTGAGTTGAGCGTAAGTGAATGACATTAAGCTATCCTCACAATCGCACTACTTGCATCTGCTGCTGGGAAAGTGATTGTAAAATTAGAAGAGGATGATGCTTGGTCGCTACCAAAATCAAATACAGCAACTGCTTTGTTAGATGCGCTACTGTTATAAATTAAACAGCCTCTAGCAGTTATTGTTGAACCAGAAAACGTAACATCATTAAAATCTACTATAGCTGTTGTTCCGCTTGTAGTAGGGTTTACAGCAGTTAGTGTAGCGCCACCAGCCGAATATCCTGTTCCGCTAACCTCGTCTGAGGTGCTATACGCTGTGGTGCTTGCGTTTAAAGTAGCGCTATTTGTATAAAGAGCCACCTTAAATGTATGACTTGCAAAATTATGAACAGCCTCTAGAAGCTCTTCTTTAAATGATGTGCATACAAAGTTTCCGTTAAATGCCATATTCTACTCCTATGGTGTATTTGCCTGACCACCCATACCACTATGATTAGTGCAATAATAGTATAGAGTTGGCGCTCCAACTGCTACGGTGATCTGTACATACGCCCCAGCACTACCTGCTGTTCCGCTTGTTGTAACACCTGTTGTATATTGAGATCCACCCCCATGGGTTCCGTTAGCAGTTGTCGAGAATCTCAAAGGATGACCAGAGTTACTGCTATCTGACTGATCAAATCTATATGTTGATCCTTCATTTAACGTAAGAGTTGGGCTGGCTCCAGATAGCCCAGCTATATAATACTTGTTTCCTGATCCATAGCTGTTAGTTCCAGATGCAACCGTTACCGTGTAAACAGTAACATTAGTGGAGATTGATGGGCTTCCCAAAGATATGGTTGCTACAACACCTGTTGGGGTGATGTTGCCTGTTACAGATATAGACGGAGATCCAAGACTAACGGTTGCAGCTATGCCGGTTGGAGTGACATCTACTGGAGTTGTAGGAGAGGCACCGGTTATTGTTACTCTGCCAGCTTCTGCTCTCATAAGAGGAAGAGGTATGGTTTCTATCGTATCTAAATCAAACGTAGGAAACGTGACCTCTGCCCCCTCTGTAAACTTATCTGGCCTTGGGTTAAGAAGAGATTGCGGGTCATCTACCCTAACCCTTCCAAGAAAGTTTTGTGGCTGATCAGGATCAACCACATCATAACCCACACGAAAACCGTTTTTAACACCGTTTTCATACTCATCAACAAGCTGATCCAGAGGATATCTGAACCCTGTTTTGTCGCAAAAACCAAATGCGTATTTGCCTCTAGCGTTTGTCATTATTAACCGGCTCTACCAAACCTCTTGCCTCTGGTCGCTGCGCCAGCACCACGAACAGTACCGCCCTTTGACCTCTTCATAGAGCCGCCCTTAGCCATTCCCTTAGACTTCATAGCCCCGCCTTTTTTCATGCCTTTTTTCTTCATGGCTCCACCACCTGCCTTACGAGCGGTGATACCCGGCTTAACTTTTTTGGCAGTGATTCCGGGCCTAGA